AATAATATGACTAAACCAATGATAAGAATACACAATACAGAAACAGATGAAATTATTGAAAGAGAAATGACCAATGAGGAATTTTCTAATCACAAAAATCGCGTTACTCAATTAAAAGCGGAAAAAGTTGAAGCTGAATTAAAAGAAACAGCACGCCAAGCAATTGCAGATCGTCTTGGCTTAACTGCCGATGAACTTAAATTATTACTTGGCTAATGAAGCCATTTTTATCTAAAGCTGCTGAAACATTACGCGACCAGATAAATGGAGCGTTTGTGGGTAGGAGCAGGAAAGCTGATGGATGGATCGGCGATAATAAGCACGCATCTAGAAAATCCGATCACAACCCAAGATCTAACGGAGAAGTTTGCGCGATCGACATTGACGCTGGCTTATCTGACCAACAAGGGATTAGTTATGATTTGGCAGATCAGCTTCGACTCGCAGCAAAAAAAGATAAGCGTATATCTTACATAATCCATGCTGGCAAAATTGCTAGTGCTAGGTCATTGTGGAAGTTTAGAAAATATACAGGGATAAATCCCCATCATAAACACATCCATATTTCTTTTAAGCCAAATCAACCTGGTCATAAGTTCGACATCCCACTACTGAAAGGCAATTAATGAAACTATCTAAAAAACACAAAGCAGCAATTAAATCATATTTGAGAGCTGTGGCAGCTAGTGGAATTACAGTTGCTCTAGCAATAGTGGCTGACATTCATCCAGCCTATGCAACTATGCTTGGTGCGATTGTTGCGCCTATTGCCAAAGCGTTAGATCCAAAGTCAGGGAGCGAAGCTGATTACGGAATCAATGCTTCATGACCGCAAACGAATGGGTTGGTATAGCCGTTGGCGTAAGCGCAGTATCGACAAGTTTATTGCTGGGTCTGCGCTGGGTTATTAAATCTTATTTACAAGAATTGAAACCTAATTCTGGCAGTTCAATAAAAGATCAAATTACTAGACTTGAAGCGCGTGTTGATGATCTGTTCGTCTTAATTAGTAAGCGATAATTTCTGCTATGGCGAACACACGAAAACGCACACCACGCAAAAAGGTTAATCGGAGAGTAGTTCGCCAAACTCCTGAACCATTATCAAAACTAGATCAATTCTATATTGCAAAGCATGAAATGTTTAGAGCTGCACGCAAGGCTGGATTTAATGAATCCTGTGCGCTTTACCTAATGGATAATCCTGAATCAATGCCTGACTGGATCGTAGGCGATAAAGGGATCATCCCAACTATTCCAACTCCAGATGAGGATGAAGATTAATTAAAGCCAATCGGAGATACCTAGTAACCCCAGATTTGCAAATTCCACTACACCATCCAAAAGCAGTTGCCAACTTGATTAAGATGGTTAGGCATGAAAAGTTTGATTTCGTTTTAAATGTTGGTGATGAAATGGATCTAGGTTCACAAAGCCGTTGGGCAAAAGGCACAAAATTAGAGTTTGCAGAAACCTTAGATGAGGAAAGAAAACTAGGGCAAGAGATCCTTTACGATCTAGGCACGACCGATATTGTCAGGTCAAATCACACAGATAGAATTTATCAAACATTACTCAAAGGTGCGCCATCACTTATTGGATTACCTGAATTGGCTTATGACAAGTTTATGGATTTCAGCAGCTTAGGCATTAGATTTCATAAGAGAGCCTATGAGTTTGAAAAGGGCTGGCACTTGGCTCATGGCGACGAAGGCAACATGTCTAAGCATGCCGGTATAACAGGCCTTAATTTGGCCAAGAAATGGCATTCTAGCGTAGTTTGTGGCCACTCCCATAGGCAGGGTGCAGTCCGACACCAAACTGGCTTAAACGGCCGTTATTCGACGATTTGGGGCATTGAGGCAGGACACCTAATGGACATGCGTAAAGCCTCTTATCTTAAATACAATTCAGCCGATTGGAATATGGGCTTCACAGTCTTAAGTTTTGGCAAGAAAGGCCATCAAGTAGAGCTGATCCCAGTTAATCATGACGGATCATTTACCTATAATAGACGGACTTATGGGTCTTGAAACCGATTATAGGGATCGTACGATTGATGACCATATCGATGACCTTGAGGATCTTGGCGTTATCTAATCGTTATATAACACGCCGTAAATAGTTAACTGAGTGTCCTTGCTTTAAGTCATACTTTCTGTATCAGACATCCGTCTGGTATTAGGGAGCTAACATGGAAATAGTAGGATACGGATTTATTATAGGCTGTTTAATTGGAGCAGCTTTATATTTCTGGGATGAACACCGAAAGTCAGAAATTTACGATAATGGCTATTATGCCGGTAGAGCTGCTGGATGGAAGTCTTGCATAGATCATCAAGCCAAAATCCAAAAACTTAAATTAGAGCAGGTTTTTGATTATGACAAAAACTGAGGATCTATTAAATGAAGTCATTGCTACGATCCAAGAGCGCGGAAGTGTCTATGGACATCCGTACTATAATCACAAAAGAATTGCTGGATTGTGGAGTGCATATCTTGATTTCCCAATCACACCACACCAAGCTGCTTTATGTATGGCGTTGGTCAAGGTTTCTAGGCTTACTGAAACTCCAGATCATTACGACTCAGTTAAAGACTTTATCGCCTACGGAGCTATCTATCGGAATGTGCTCGAAGCAGTCCAAGACCAAGATTTTGAATGGAAGGAATAATGTTTAACTTAGACAATTATGAAACAGTAGAATCGAGATTGGAAAAATGGCATGAGAAATTCCCTGATAATCGTATCGAGACTGAACTCATTGAAGCGACTGAAAAACGGTTCGTTGTATTCGCCAAGATCTTTAAGACTGAGGCAGATCCTAAGCCATGCGCAACTGGGCTCGCATTTGAGGTCATTACGGAGAAGGGTGTTAATAGCACATCTGCATTGGAGAATTGTGAAACTTCAGCGATCGGTCGTGCGCTCGCAAATGCTGGTTTCGCAGCTAAAGGCAAACGCGCTTCAAGAGAGGAAATGGCTAAGGTAAATAATGCCGAGCCAAATCAATACGAAAAGAAATTACAAGAAAGGCGATACGGAGCGCCGGGAACTAAATCAGCAGCAATTGAGGATGCTTTAAGAGCTTCATTTGCAGTAGAAAATAAAGTCGATGATCCGCAACAATGGTCATTAGGTGAAGCTGTTGATGCGATTGGTAAATCAACACCAAATCCACCGCCTGAATGTGAACATGGCATGATCTTGAAGCAAGGCGTGTCTAAAGGCGGTAAGCCTTATTATGGCTATGTTTGCAAGGGATCTAATAAAGACCACGCTATCTGGGCAAAAATGACTGCTAAAGGATCTTGGTATTTCGAGGGGGTTCAATAGTGGGCTATATTGCTTTCATAAACGGGAAGGGTATTCAAGTTGTATTAGATGATAATGGCGTGCATCTTGAGGAATCAATTATCAAATGCGAAGCATGCGACGATGATCGAGTGTTTAAGGATGGCACATGTTTTAGATGCCATGAGTTGATTAATCGTGACTAGCTTCAAATGTAATGGCTGCGCTCGCAAGACTGAGTTTCTATGGCTTGATGCGATAGACATGCCTGATGGATTTAAGGTCTATCAATGTATGGATTGCGGTTGTGTTGGCGTTAAGAATATAACTGAGCAGATAGATCGAATACCGGATACAAAGATAAGCAGGTGTGCTAGTTGTGGAGCTTGGCAGTTTGAAGCTAAACCCTGCCATACTTGCTTATTGATTGGAGAATATGATGCCAACGTATGAATACAGTTGCAAAGAATGCGGCACTTATGGATCAGTTCACAGGACTTACAAAGAGGATGATGGGGGTATGAATTGTCCTAAATGTGGGCTAGATATGACAAGAATCTACTCAACAGTAGGGTTAGTTTTTAAGGGCGATGGATGGGCTGGTAAGACTAAATGACCGAAGCAGGTTATGTAGATACTTGGCTCGAACAAGATGATTACAGATACAGTTGCAAGATCTATGTGATGTAGATCATAGTCCACATACTGAGATGGTATAGACAATCTAGGCTAAGAGAGGTTGCTTTAATATGATACGCTCTAGGCAAGTATTTGCCCTAAAGGCAAAAACGCGAGCCCGTAAGGCTCAGCTCGCGAGGTGCTGGCTAGTCGGGGGAGCTCTGTTTGTTTTACAAACCTTTGCATTAGATACAGCTAAATCTCAAGAGATTAAAGTTAATACATTAAAACAAATTACATTTCATAAGATGAATTACAACTTTGAACAGTTTTACTGTTTAGATGAAATTGTATATAAAGAGAGTAGATGGAATCCAAAAGCAAACAATCCAAGATCAACAGCTTACGGACTATTTCAAGTATTAAAGTCTAAAGAAAAAGATCCTATTAAACAGATAGATCAAGGACTTAAATATATTAATCATAGATACAATGGATGTGCTTGCACAGCGCTCGCACACCATAAGGCTAAAGGCTGGTATTAGTGAGTAGATCAGCGTTAAGGGATAGTGGATCAACCAGACAATGGAGATCGATAAGAGAACGCATCCTAAGACGCGATGGATTTATATGCCAGTATTGTGCACAGGAAGCCACTACAGTAGATCATGTAATACCTAGACGCTTAGGCGGATTAGATACCGATGATAATTTAGTTGCAGCATGTTCAAGATGTAATTATTCGAAGGGTGGGCGGTTTTTTGTGAGCAAGAGAACAC